CATTACCACGAGATGGTGAGAAATTTATAACAGGAATACCCATTTTACGCAACTCATAAGTTAAAGGTAATCCTGATGCCTTACTCTCAATTATAACTGTTTCCGGATTCCAGTAGCCATATTGCTCCATCGCTATTCTACGAAGTTCAGGAAATTCATATCTACCTTTTAATGCATCAACTAAAATTAAACTTGGTGGTGAGTCTTCATTTTCTTGAAACACGCCCCAGGTGGTTATAGCAGAATAGTCGGCACTTTCTTTTTTCATAAAAGCTGTATCGTAAGATTGTATAATGTGTTGCAGTGGAGGCATCTCATCATCTTCCCAATCTTTCCACCATTCACGTTTTATTAATGCACCTTCTTCTGAAGTAGGATTTTGCATATACTGTGCATTCCATTTACTTAAAGGAATACTAGCCTTAACAGATTCTAAATCTTCTAACTTCCAATACTCTGGCCAAACAGGTTTACCTGATGGTAGGATTGCAGGAAATTCTACAACTTCCCACTGATCAGCTTTAATTCCTTTTTGAGCACCTAATAATCTTCCTGTTAAATCTTTTTCATTCCATCTTGTCATGATCACAACAATTGATCCGCCAGGTTGAAGACGTTGTCTAGGTCCTGATGTGTACCATTCGTAAGTTCTTTCCAAAGCTTGATTGTTCATTGCATCTTGTTCAGTGTGTGGGTCGTCAATAATTAGTAGATCAGCACCACGACCAGTAATTGCAGAACCAACACCAGCAGCGTAGTATTCACCACCTTGTTCGGTTTCCCATTTACCAGCAGCTTGAGAATCAGGATTAAGTCTAGTTTTAAAAACTTGTTTGTATTCTGGTGAGTCCATCAAAGATTTAGCTTTACGACCAAACCTTACAGATAATTCAGTTGTGTTAGTTGATTGAATAATTTTTAATTTAGGATTACGACCTACCATCCATGCAGGCAAAAGATAAGAACCAAATTCAGACTTGGTATGTCTAGGTGGCATATTAATAATTAATCTTTTAATTTTACCTTGAGCAAGTCTGTCAAACTTATCTGCGATTTGTTTATGATGTTTACCTTCAATAAAATCTGGCCAGACATGTTTTACAAAATCCATAAAATTATTTTGTATACCAGCAGTCTTTTTCTTTTCGCTATACTGATTAGCCAATAATGAAAATTGTCTTCTTACATCAGCAGGTAACTTATCAAAGTTCTTTAGTTTATCTTTATCTATCATTTGAAAAAAATTTTCTAAAAAATTTTTACACTATTTTTTTAAAAAGTAAAAAAGTATTCTAAGGCTTTAAATGTATGAAAGCTGGCATAAATACAAAACTTTGGGACCCCTTTTCTGTATATAAAAAAAATGTTTTAAAGAAATTTTTAAAAACCGAATCCGGTCTGGTACCTCTATCATATCAACCCAGCTGGTTTCCGTGCACGTACTCCCAGCTGAGCAAACTCCAGGTCCCTACCCTTGCAGGTCATCGGTAACGTACAGGGAAATGCCAGTGGCTAGATATGGACGCCCTTGAGCTTTCAGTTCAATTCTCTTGATGCCCGGCGCACAACCTATGCTTGTATGCAAGGATTACATAGGATGTGCGCTTGGCTACTAGTCTAACAGAACGTAGTATTCATCAACGAAGTTCTTTTGGAACCACGTTAAACCTTTTTGCATTAACTTATAATCTTCAGTTTGTTCTGCACCTATAATCGTATCATAGATTGCTACTGCAAAAGCTGGCAACCTAGCTGATTGACTAAAAGACTCATCGCTGAATCGATTAAAGATTGTCATCTCTTTTGTTGGGTTTGCACCAAAATAACATTGGTCAAATGGTTTTGGTATGTCGTATGTTTTGTCTTTGTATTGGATTTGCATTTCTACCTTTCTGTTATGTGTAGGATTATATATTATTATCCTACCTTTGTCAAATGTTATTTTGTACTATTCTGTCACACCCCCAATCCTTTTAATATTAGTATATGTTCTACCCCAATCAGTTGTTTCAGTTGTTTTCTCATAACCACCACTCTCTCGTCTGTGTCTGATAAACTCAATCGGTCGACCTTGCTCAATGTTTTGCATATTATGATTGAGCCAATCCATTTTACAACCTTGACTACAAAAATATGTATCAGACCTATAATCGTAGTTATGCCACCTTACATCTTCATTATTACTACTAGCAATATTTGAATAGGCATATCTACCTCTAATCACACCTCTAGATTTTAGAAATCTATCTTGTGTAACTCGTTCATGGCATGTCGGTCCTTGGCAAAAATGTTTATTGGTCATGCTACTACCACCAATCCCATAATTAAACCGAAGAAACCAACGCAACAATAAAATTCAAAGCTTGTCATTATAATACCCCCAATATAGTTAAAATTATGTAGCCATATAAAATTATGGCTACGTTTGCTATTGTAATCCCCCAACTCATTATAGCCTCACTTTCCAACTGCCTTTTGCAGTTCTATAACCTTGTGCGTCATCATCAAAATATGTCATCAACTTTGCACCAACTTTTGAAGTCCAATATTTAGACTTGTCCGTCCAAGTTCCGTTTCTTGTAATGTGTTTTTTATCCTTGTTAGAATAGTATGTGATTTTAAATTTAGTGTTTTCTTGCATTTCTACCTTTCTGTTATGTATGGGAGTATATACTAATACTCCCATACTGTCAACCCCTAATTTATACTTTCTTCATATTTTTTTCTAGCCAATATCTTCGCCTCTCTTGATTGATGTTTATTCTTCATACCCTTAATCATACTTGCAAGATTGCTCGGATTATAGATTGTAAGACCTGTTGAGTTAGTTCTTATTAATTCTGCCTCATCAACTTGAATACCTAACTCGGTAGCCAACTCAATACCCTCACTCAAATACCTGTATGCTTTCAATCCAATTTTTAACTGATCGCATTGTTTGGTAATTGTATCAATCCATGTTTGGTGTTTAGTGACTAGATTACCTTTTGCAATTCGCCATTCCTCAAATTTCTCATACTCATTTTTAGTACAAGCTATTGCTCTTGATCTGCAATAAGATGTTCCAATTACATCAAGATAATATTGGTCATTAAAACTTTTAGTCATACCAGAATGATCGTTGTTATGATAACTACCATTATAGCCGAGTGCTTTCATACATGCCTCAACATGTTTTGTTTTGTGTGGGTTGTCTTTGTTCTCTGATTGTTGTGCATAGATATCTGGGTTGCAATCCATAGCTTTTAAATCTTCTCTAAAATATGCAACTGCAAATCTCTTTCCG